GACTGACCTCTTTCTCATATCCTTTTCATGTCTCGATATGGTCGCAAAATCAATTAAATCACCATTGATGATAATAGTATCTACTTGTTGCTCTAATCCATATTCTAACGCTGCGAAGACTGCATCATCATTGTGGTATGGGATGTGCAAATCACTTATTATTAAAATTTTTCTGCTTGCTTTTGGTAGTTTGTATGGATGTATTCTTTCGCTTTCGCCTTTTGGTAGTTCTTTCTTTAAGGCTTCAAATTCTTTGCGAAATTCAACATGATTTTTTTTTCTATGTCTATCTCCATTTGCACCTTTCAAATTTCTTATGTGAGTTCTTACTTGTTCGAGATTGGTATAGACACTTTTATTTTCAGCATATATCTTCTTAGCCAAAGTCAAATTTGGAGTGTTTGGAAACTTTAATAAATATTCCTTCGCTATATCTGATTTTATAGTGGCTTTCATATTAGTCTTCAATGTTTACCTCATATATTGACTTTAAAGAAAAATGAACAAGTCTTAAAGCCATTCTTTTAATATCTGCCACCATTTCTCTATCTTCATCTGATAACATAACTGTATCAATAGTATCAACCATTTGATAGGCATAAGTTGATGAAGATATTATTTCCGAATGGGTCTCGCCTTCCTCATAAACTATTTCTTCTAAATCTGTTGAAGCTTCCATAAATATCTTCCTCCGTATAATTTGGTTCAATCAAAGGTATCTCTATAATGTTTATTTCTTCAACTTTCATTTTTATATTATTGTTAAGTATGGAATAGTTGTGCTTCTTCTTTTCTACGATTAACTAAGCCTTGTAAGACCTTACCGCCACCTGTGGTGTAGTGTGTTTGCCACCATTCTTTGAGGTCTTTAGACTTACTATTAACAAGGTTAAATAATGTTTCGGACTTTCCGCAATTCCAAACAAATGAAACTAAGGAATCAAACTGATACTGGGTTAAATCTATTTTGATATTTTTGTTTACGATTGCTTCGAATTGTGGCAATAAATCCATAAGTAAGTCTTCAGCTTGTTGCTGTGTTATCTTATCGCCTAACTTAATTTTAGAACCATCTTTGTAAAAGGTGTTTCCGTAACCAATAGTTACAATATTTGCAGGACATAAGTAAGCAGTTAGTTTGCAGCCCTCATATTTTTTGATTAATGCAATTCCTTTAATTCCCGTTTTCATTGCTTAATAAATTAGTTAGTTCATCAATAACTGCACCGCCTACCAATATCCAAAAAGCCACCTTTTCATTGCCATTAACATAAGCAGAAACTGAAATAGTCGCTAATATTGACTTGATAGCTAATAGCCATTTCTTCACATTCTTAGGTGTTGGCTCAAAGTAGTTTCTAAGTGATATTTTTTTCATCTCAATTCCTTAAATGTTTGCTCAAATCCAAATGACTTAATAAAAAAATAAGTTACCATTACTGCCATCATTGTCGAGATAAAACTATGTAGTATCTCATCATAAGAATAACTTAAACAAACACAAGCTAAGGCATCAAAAAACAACTCTACTAATTTTATTCTGTGTCCGCCATCGTTCGGGAATGTTCGCCCCCAATAACCTTTTTTAAGTCGAATAAATCTTTTATACGACCACCATTCACTATATCCATGTTTCTCGAATAATGAATCAAATAATATAATACACTCGAACATTGCTCTGCAATACCCACTAAGTAAAGCAAATAATATTCCTAATAACATATAGTCAAATTCAGGCATCTTTGATAATTTTTTTAAAAATCCAATTTGTGAAACGATAAATCCAGTAAACAATAGTACAAATAGAAGCTATTGAAGCAAATAATAAATGATGTTTTTCGATTAAAGCAAATGAGCCTAACAATGTTAATGATGCTAATATGTCTAAAATTCTATGAGGCATATAATGAGGTTATATTTTAATTTTCTGTTGGTTTTATGTATTCTATTTGGGGTAAATCTTTTACCCATGTAAAATTTTCGTTTGTTGTTTGGTTTACTTCTTCGCTTGAAATAACCCAATTGCCATCCCCATTTAAGAAAGGATTGAAATAATTATCAGTAGTAAATTCAACTCCTAATAATTGTTTTTTCTGTGCTGCTGTTAATTTAAATACTTTCATTATACGTTACGACTTAATGCGGTTTGAAACGCTTGAATAATATTATAGTAAACTAATTCTTCTGCTGCTGATAGTGTATTTGAAACCATTATATCAGCAAAACAAAAGGTCTTATTTGAATAAGATTGTGCTGTGTTTGTATCACTTCTTCTCTCTGCACCTATCAATAATGTTGTAGTATCTGTTATTGTGTTTGCAGTATAATTCAATGATTCTGTTTGAACGCCATTTCTATAAACTTTATAATTAGTCAATGAAGTTCTGTTTAATCTAATCAATCCATTTATATTAGTATAATTTGTCGTTCCAAAGTTTTGGTCATATTTATCACCACCAAAAAATTTAGTATTAGCACCTGAAATATAACCCATGCCTATTTCAGTAGCATAAAATTCAGGTCTTTTTAAATGACCTATTTGAATTTCATTTCTTGCAGTATTTTCTCTAAAATAAACAGACAACCCATTTGTATTAGTAGCTATTACATTTTGAGCCAAAAAAGTATCTGCATAGCTATTTGTTCCATTGCCTTTACTTCCATTACTATCATGTGTCCAACCACCACTAAATGATAAACGATAAGCAGCATCTAAATCTCTTGGGTCTTTTGCATTGAATTTATGTGCAGCAGCTGAACCACCAACAAATAACCAAAAAGCAGTTAATCGTGAGTAAAAGTCATAAGTAGAGTTGTTAGTTCCTTGACCTTTTAAATCTTTAAAAATATTATTTATTGCATTTATCTGTGTCGTATTAGTTATCCCTGCTGCTGTTATTAGTGCCGCTGCATCGGCATCTAATCCGCCTGCCTTAACAAATGGTAAACCTATCGCTATCGTTGGAAAGTTTGCCATTATTGATACTCAATTACACTCCCACTTGATAACGTATAAGCAGTAATTTGAAGTCCAGGATTTGTCGGTAAATATGTTCCTGCTTTAATCGTTACACCTGTCAAATTTTTTGTAGTCATTTGATTAACTCCATTGATGGCGAATGCTGTAAAAACGCAATCAGTCATTACAACTATGCTCTCAACTTGTAATCCTGTTCTTGCGGATGTTCCTGCGTTCACATAGAACCCACCCATTCCGCTTATTTTCTCTAATGCTGTACTCATAATATTATATATAAATTTTTGTTTAAATTGTTGGTACTTGACATCTGTCGTTTAATTCCATTAAGTCAAGTGCTATGTCTAATTTCCATCCATTCACTACATCGGGAAAGCCTTCTCTAACTTGTCCGAAGTTTACATCATACCTTACGTTGAAATAATCTTGGTAAATTGGGTCGCTTAACTCTGCGATTAAATCCCTGCCTATGCTTAACGTATCACTCAATACATCTATCTCATTACTATTGTCTGCTCGTTGAATATCTAAAACATATAATGATAAATTCATTGTAAACATTCGCTCACTCATTTGGCTATCGTTTATATCGCACCAAACTAATGGATATTCTTCCTGCTCACTTGCACTTATCTCACTAATTTGCCCAAAAATAAAACTATTTATTTGAGCGTGATTGCTGCAAATTGTTTTTAGTATGTTTAGGACTTGGTTTAGTGTTATGAACTTCATTTTGTTGCTTTATAAATGCTTGTAACTTTTCGATGTTTGTCTTGTTAATTCCCTTGTTCATTAGCAGAATGTGCAACCTCTGCCAGTTACACTTGGACTTGTTTCTAAATCAGTAAAATTGTACTTTCCTTTGCAGCAACTATTATCATCTAATAGCATTCCACTTGTATAATTAGATTGCTTTGCGTAAATAGTCGCTAAATCTGCATTTGGTTGTGTTAAAAATAAAGGGTAAGTAGTTTGATTTGCGTATAAATATTTAGTTAATCTTTCCGCATACCACTCGGCTTTATTCTTTGCTCTATCCATTACCATAGTTAGTTCATCAATGCTTGCAGGCTGCATATTATCTGCATTTTGAACACCTACTGCCTTATTGAAATACTTATAATTGATATTCAATGGTAGTTCATAACGTACATACCAAATCATTGCAGGTGTTATGTAAGTATCAAGTAATAATTTGTATGAATTACTCAATGTACTTGCTATAATTTTACTTACAAAATCATTATATAATGCTGTGCCTAATATCGGTAAAATATAAAACGACTGCACATCAATTATCGTTGGTGTTACTACCTTCATATCGACATTATCTTGCAAGATTGATTCTTGCTTCAATGTCGCTTCGCTTAAAAATATCGCCTTTGCCATTATCTTATTTTCTTAACTAATTCTTGTGACCAAATATGCCTACAAAAAGGCAAGTTTACATCTTGCTTAGGGTCGTGATACCATCCACCCCTACGTCTAAAAGCATCATAGTTTGGTATTCCATAAATCGCCCCTAATTCTTGACCAATTTTATCAATGTCATCCTTTGAAAAGTAACGTGGATTTGCCATCATTGCTTCACAGAAAGGTCTACTTGACCCACCTTTAACTAATGCAGGTGCATCGGGTCTTAAAACGTATCTATAACGGATATATAATTCTTCAAAACTTGGTACTACTTTATTAGTTCCCGACCTTGTTAAACTTATTTTGCCTTGACTATCCAAATCAATCAATCCTTCATCCCCTAACGCTGTTAAACTTTCAATGATTGAGGTCTTATCTGTCTTTAAAATCTTGGTTAAATCTTCAATAGTTATATTAGGTGTTTTCTGAATCAAATCTAATACCCCATTATCTTGTTTGCTTAATGCGAATTGCTGTGTGCTAAACATAAATTTCTTATGCTTAATGCTTACAAAATTCTCAATAGGTTCACCATACTTTGAAAAGATACTAAAATCCAAATCATCATCTGCTATTTCATCGTGCGTACACTTTGAGAATTGTGCAGGACTATCTGTTGGTAGAACTGCATCAGGTGCTAATGGTGGCTTGTTTACTATGCCTCTTATTTCATCTTGACTTAATGAAGCTAATACTTTATTTGCAACTAATGGACTTAATGAATTTAAAGCATCGCTAATAGTTGAATTTACATTAGTTTGAATGTCTAATGGTTTACGACCTATTATTTCACGCATTTCATCCTTTGTTAGAATAGTCATTAAAGTTTGCTCGCTAAAACTTGGCATGATTGGCTCTAATGCTTTTATTTTTAGCTTTCCTTTTACTGGTGCAAATAGGTTATATATTTCTTCTTGTATTCTTTGTTTTGGATTGACATAAGTATTAGCGAATAGATTATAAGCATCAACCATTTCGTTGCGCCCACCTAATTGACCTTCTACTCTTACACCAAATAACATCGGTGATGTAATCTTATGTCCTACAAAAATCTCTTGTTGAATCGTGTCGTTTAATGCTTCATATTTCTTGTCAAAATCGCCTGCTGCAAGGTCTAATATTTCGGGTACTCTTTGAGGGTCATCTACGAAATCAATTACTATACTACCTGCATTGTCTGTTGGTGTGAACTTAGCTTTTAATTTGCGTTCAGTTGACTTCATTTCTTCATCTGAAGGTACACCATTCTTGAATACAATCATTTTAGAACCTTTGAAACTATTTTGAATTTCGGCTCTGTGAAAATTTGCTATTTCAGCATCAGTAATAATTGCAGGAATTGCACCAATATATTCTGGTAATGTATAAGTATTAATGTTAGGTCGATACGACTTGTAATAGTATATGCTTTCACTTGGTAACTTCTTTAAACTTGGGTCAAATGGTGGCAATGTCTTATATTCATCTTCTTTGATGTTAGTATTTTCGCCACCTTCACTATTTAACCACTTATCGCTTATATAAAATTCGCTGTTATCTTCAGTACTTCTAACATCGCAATAATTAACGTGATAAATTTCTGAAATTTCTCCTTTTTTGTCGCTAACAATTTTAAGATAACAACCTCCAAATATCTCATTATCTAAATCAGTCTTATTTAATAAGTCTTTTAATGTTTCGTATGGGTTAGGATTATCTATAAATGCTTTTAGTGCGACTACTTCTTCGCCTTGCATTCCTAATTCATCAAACATCCACCCTTGACCTGTTATGTATTGCTGCTTGCTTGTTAATATTGCGTTATGCTTTGCACTTCTATTAAATAAAGTTAGTAAAAAGTTAGGGTAGTTATTGTTCTCTCCATACTTTACATACTTTAATTTTTGCGAAGACTTAGGTTCAACAAATGCAGGTACTTTATCATTCGTGAATTTAAGCACCATTACACTTGGATTATATTCTTTTTTATCTGTCATTATTGTGGTGTGTAAACGTAAGTAGTTGAATCAGCAGGGTTATATTCTGTATTGTTTTGGGCAGTTGGTTTAAGCCATAATAAGCCTGTTTCTAATTGCCCTATAATAAAACCGACTGCTTGTCCTGCATTTGCGATACTTACAAAGTCATTTAAAGTCATTGATGTTTCAAATACAACATAAGTATAAAATCCTGAATAAAGTAAGTTAATGTTATTGTCTTTACCATCAACAAAGGCTTGTGATACTGTAAATTCAAACTCATTATATCTTTCAGGATATACGCTTAAATCATTAGATACAATACTATATGCAATATCGTTTGTAACTTGATTGGTACATTCCATTAAATAATACTCTTTTTTATCAACCTTATTTTCGGTTAAAGTAAGAATTATATTTTGGATTGTGTTTTGTTCAACTCTTAACATATACCTATATATATAAGTGTTTGAAAATTTTGCTAAAAAAAAACCACCTCAATAAATGAAGTGGTTTTAAGTTTATAAAAAAATAAGTAATTAAGATTGTAATGCTGCGATAATACTCGAACTAACTTCATTTGCTAATGCTTTTTCCATTCCTGTAAAGGTTAGGATGTAACCATTAAATTCATTCATCGCTGCTCCACTTGCTGCACTACCTGCGGTCACTTCAACTCCATTCTCTTTTCCAAATAAAAAGTATTGACCTGATTTTGTTTCTACAATAACTGAACATCTATTTGCAATCAAAGTCTGTAATTGAAATTGAGTTACATAAGCCAATTTAGTAAAATTAGTATTTATGGTCTGCTCATAAGCAACTGTTCCCAATGCTGCATCAGCCATAATGTTTTGACTGAAATCGTTTTTGGCTCTTGGTAACAAAGCATACTTGTAAAACTTTGTCCCAGCTGCTTTTGTGATTGCTGTCACAAATCCACTTGCATTTTCTGTTACTGCGGTAACATTTGCAAGTTCTGTGATGTAAATATTTTTGATACCTCCTACTGCATCTTTGCAGTCTAAGGCGTATGAACTAACTATTGCACATGGCATATTTTGTTTTCTCCTTTTAAGTTTAAAAAGGGGGCTATTAACCCCCTTAAATTATATTGTGAATCTTACTACCTCTGTTGGTTGAGAAATTTGAACTCCTAATTTAAACTTCATTCTCATGAATACTGAATCATAATCTTGCGAATACCACGTCTTCAGTTCTTCCTCTTCTCCCTCGAGGTCTACACCCATAAACATATTAGATGTTCTTAATGCGTATGCTTTAGCAGTTCCACTTAATCCTGCTACTGGTACTATTTTTACGTTTGTTCCATGTAAGTAATACTCACCTAAGGCATCTGCACTTGGAATAAAGTTAAATAAATTAGCATTAACTAATGCTGTTTGATATAGTCTGCTTACATCAGTTCCAATGAAGATTCTTGTATCTTCTTTATCTAATATTTGAACAGGTATTGCAGCATAAATAGCTTGTAATACTGAAATTACATTTGATACTGTAATCGCTGTTACAGGTGTGATAAATGCACTTGCATTTGCTTGAATAGTTCCACTTGCTGCACCAATGATTTGAATCAAACCATCAAATTTGTTTGTGTAATCAACTGCAGTTCCATTCAATACTGATTGCCATAATGCGATTTCTACTTTCTCACCTTGTGAACCTAAAATGAAATTCATAAATGCTTCATCAATACCGCCCGGTAATGATTCGTATTGTGAACCTGGTGATAATAATAATTGAGTGTACTTAGCTTCTAAGTCTGCAATACACCATGATTTTTCAATCTTGATTTTACCTACTGTTAGATTTCTTGCAGAGATTGTAGTGTCACCCGATGCTGATAAAATTCCACAACTTGTGTTACTTGTCCAGTACATATCATCTGCTAATGAAGGTACTTGAATAACAGACTTTACGCCTGTTAATTTCTGCATATAAGTTGCAGTTTTCGGGGTGAAGAAAGACTTAACAATAAGCATCTGCTCATTGGTCTTTGTGTAATTGGTTAATCCTGTTACGTTAAATGCCATAATTATTTTTTATTTATTTTGTGATTTTTTAAATTCCATATATAAGTCAATCGCTGATTTTGCAGGCTTGTCTTTTTTGAACAATAAGTTCTTTGGTGCAGGTGTGCTAACACTTGGTTCAGTTGCAATCTCTCCAACTAATTCAACTACTTTGCTAAACTTGCTTTCAACATCTACCTTAGAATCTGCAATTACTTTGCTTAATTCTGCAAATGAATTTTCAAGTTTTTCAACTCTACCAATTACACCACTAAATTGTTCGATGTGCTTAGTGAAGATTTGCTCAAATTCGCTTGACATTTCTTCGGGCTTCTTTCCATCTTCAACTTTCTTTTCGATTTGAGTTACCAAACCGCCAACTGTGTAAACCTCTGTGCCATCTTCTAATACATGAGTTGCATCAGGTGCAGGTGTCATATTGCCTGATTCATCAACTATCATAATCGCTGCGCCTTCTTTCAATTCGCCTTCCCATGATATAATAGTTCCATCTTCTAACTTCGCTTGTTGTGCTGCCATCTCTTTGCTAAACAACATTGTTAATTTTGTTAATGCTTCTTTCGGTGTCATGTTCTTTTTATTATTAAATATTAAATTGTTTTTACGTTGCTTTTTTAGTCTTCAATTTGTTTAATGATGTCAATAGCTTGCTCAATAATAGATAGTGGCTTAGCATCAATCTTTGTGGTCTTAAATACACCCTCAACACTAAATCCTTTGAACTCGCCTGTTTTTATAAAGTCATTCCATATTTCTTCATTGTCTACTTTATAACTTCCAAACCAACTGCCATCAGTTAGCTTCAATCCATCAGGTGCATTTATCCCTCGCTTGCTATCTATAATAAATGATTCAATCATGTATACACCATCAACCATCTTGTTTGGGTCGTGCATTTCATTGACTGCTTTTGTATTGTTATTTTTAAAGAACTTGTTGCGGATATTGTATATGTCTTCGGCTGTAAATAATCCATAATATTCGCCTTGTTCATCTTTGCGATATATTGGTAAATCTGCGACCATCAATGCACCGCTTATTATTTTCTTTTCTTTATTAGATGAAAACTTGCTCATCTTTTGGTCTATCTGTTTTAGCTTTCTTTGCGCCCATTCGATACCTTCATCACCACCCCATGCTAACCACATCAAACGACCACAACCATCGCCTAATGCTTTCTTTGAGTTTTGTCTTTGTCTTTCAAAACTTGCCATTCGTGCGATAGTTTCTCTGCTTATGTTTTCGCCTTTTGCCAACTGATTCGCTCTTTGTTTTCCGACATCAGTTCCACATGAACCCCATCCATTTTTCTCTGCATAGTTCAATGCTGCTTGTGCATTCTCACTTGCTTTCTTTGGATAGTCATTATAAGTTTCTGCAAACTTTTGTTCACCCCATTTTGAATAACACATTGCGGCTGCTTGTTCTTGCTCATAACCATTACCCACCTCAACTGCTATACACCTACTGATAAATTCATCTTCACTTTCATTGTCTTTTGGTTCAACTATAAATTGATTTTCCATACCGCATACATTGCACTTATAAGGGTCTTCGCCACCATCGGCAACCATCCAAGTATGTCCACAATTACTGCAAGTGATTTTATCCATTGCAAACTTGCTACCTACGCTGCCTAATTCTTTTATGACATCAGCGTTATTGTCGTAATGCTTTACTATGCCTAATGATTTAACCTTTTCAATCTTTGCCTTATTGCTTCCTGTTGCAAATACTCTTGATTCAGGAATGCCCAAATCTTTTGCAATTTTAAGCATACCTTGCACATCTTGGCGTGCGGATATAACATAGATTATTGCACCCTTGTCAATTAATTGTTGCGCTAATTCTTGACCCCTTGCAGTTGAAAGCGTATCATCAAAATCAAATGAAATTTTACTTGCTGCGAATGCCTGCCAATTCATCTCGATTGCAGGATTATCAACTAATGCAACTGCGGTAACTCCTGCTTCATCATCTTCACCAACCACAAATCTATAAATCGGTATTCTTTTATCTATTGCCATACTCTTTTAAATATTAAATTATTGAATAGTTGCTTTGCTTTGTATTCTCGCTACTTTGTTTTGTGAGTTCGTAATATCACTTTCCACTACAAATACTTTTTGTGGTTCTACTTTTGGTGGTGTTTGACTTGGTTGACCTGTCGAGAATCCTGTCGGTCTCATTGCAGGTGCTGCTGGCATACTTGGCATTGAAGGAGTACCACCACCTCCACCGCCTTGGTTAGGTATAGGTGTGTCAATAATATTTTTAACTGCTGCAAATCCTGCAATCCCTGTTACTATTGCTTGTGCTATTGCATAACCTGGTATTGGAACTCCTGCAAATGCTCCTAATGTTTTGGCTATTGCTGTATAAGTTGAAATCGTTGCTGCTGCTATTGCAACCGCTTTTCCTTCAACTGTATTCTTACCTAACAAATCACTTGCTTGGCTTAACACACTTGCATAAGCATCTAACTCTACAATTTTTGCGTCTTTCTCCGCTTTTGCGATTGCTATTTTTGCATCACTTGCTTCCTTATCCGATATTACACCTGCTTTGTTTAATTTGTCTAATGCTGCATATCTTTCCTCTGCTGTTTTTGTTTCATCATCAGCAATTTCTTTATTTAATTTTTTTTGGTCTTCAATATCTAATAATGCTTGCTCATAATTATACTGCCTATTATCTGCTTTTTGCTGGTCATATTCTTCTTTTCTTGCTTGTTGTTTTTCTAAATCTTTAATTATTGCATCACCAATATCATCTAAATCCTTTTTATCTTTTTTCTTTTTATCGTCTGCTTTCTTTTTTTCTTCTGCTTCTCTTTTATCATTTATAGCTTTTAACTTTGCATCTTTTTGAGTTTTTTCATCAACTTCTTTTTTTGTTTCTTCAATAATTGTGTTTGAAGTTACTAATGAATATTTTTTTCTTAATGCTGCAATATTTTCTTGCTTTTGTCGTTCAATATCTTCAAGAGATTGTTTGGCTGCTTTTGTTGTTGCAGTTTCAAAACCTATTTTATCTAAAATATTTTTTGTAGCCTTAAATCCATCTTGGTCTCTTTCTTTAGCTGCTTGCTCTCTTATTTCAGTTTCTTTGGTATTTGCTTCATTTAATATTTTTAAATATTCTTTTTTAAAGTTGTTTTTATCTTTTAGTAACGCTGCATCTTTTTCAGTAATTTTACCATTTGCTAAATCATTCTCAATTTGCAAATCTTTAATTTCATCAATTAAACTTGTATATGTTTTTTTTAAATCGCCAACAGCCTTTGCACTTGCTTTATAAATCTCAACTCCACTGCTTAAACCATCATAAAAACCTTTTAAAACGACTACTATCCCACCAATTACTGAAGCCAATATAAATAATGGATTAGCTAATAAGGCTGTTTTTAATGCGTTTAATGCGCCACCTAAACCACCAACACCTGTTATCATACTTTGCAATCCACTTATAGCTTCCAAAGTTGTTAAACGTAAGTTCTTAAAAGCATCACCCATTCCCATTAATCCATTCAATCCAGTTGCTAACGCTATTGCTCCTTGCGTTTTAACCATAACTTTATTAAGGTCTTCGCTTTCACTGCCAAACAAAGCCATTGCACCTTGCATCGCTGAAAATCCATTTGCTGCTATTCCTACACTATCTGCTATTGCTTGAAATTTCTTTTCGGGATTAAAAGCATTAACCGTATCTTTTATATCTCCGATTTTGTCTTTTAATGCACCTGCTCTTTGTGCTGCTTGTACAAATGCTGCACTACCTTCTTCAAGGTTTGCAAGTTCATTTGTTACTTGTCTTAACTCTGCCTTTAAACTCTTAACCGAGTTAGTCGAATTACCGAGTTCGACCTCTGTTTTTAATACTATCTTTTCTTCTGCCATGACTTATAAATGATACCAATTTGTTCCATCTGAATAAAATACAATTCCTGTATTTCTTGATACGCTGTGCGAATCTACTGCGGTGTAAACTCTAATATTACCGCTATGATTATTGTAAATTTTAATCTCTATTGATTTGTTATTATCATAATCAAATGAAGCATTTGCAGGTGGTAAATAAACATCATCATCTACTTTGATAAATTGAGATTTTGGCTCAATCCTATATCCTGTTATTCCCATTGCGCTTTCAATCTCTACATTAAAATTCTCTCTTTGATTTATTACATCAATCCTATTTGGTGTTTGACTGATTATTGGGGTGTATCTTTCGCCCTCTATTGTTTGAGAACCACCATTGATTAATACTTGGTCTGCTAATGGAACATTGATATTCTTTAATTTTAAGAACTGACATTTTGCAGGCTCATTGCTATTTAAGTCTGTTTCAACTTTATATAGTCTATAATATTGACGGTCTATTTTATAAAGGTTTCTAAAAGATAAGTTTTGCAACTCTACATTATTGAAGTACATATAGCACTCTATAATCTTGCTGTCCTTATCTGTTATCTCTTTAATATTTTTCTCCCAATATCTTTTATAAAGGTTGTTTATTGTAATCGGTGTTAGCCCTCCGATTGTGTAATAAATTTCTTGTGATGTTGCCCAATTCAAATCATAATTAGGATTTGCAGGGTCATCAACGTGACCTGCATAACCATAATTAGAATATTGTGTGTTTGTTGGTGGTGTTCCATTTGAGTGAATAGTCAATGGTTTTCCTGTGTACTTTAAACCACCATAGTATAATATTCTTGGCTTTGCTGTTTTATTTACCCTTCCATTAACTGAATTTTGGTCTTTCCACCATACTATCTGTGGAATAATTCTATCCGTTGTAGGCTTTGCTAATGGTGTTGGTGCAAATGGTAATTCAATCTTTTTTGTTTCAACTAAAAAATCATTCTCAACATCTAACCTCTTAAATCCATGATTATAATTATACTTGTCTGTGTAGTCTTTATTCCAATAATCATCATCCATTGCATAGCTAAATTCAAGTCTTTTGAAGTCTAATGCCCCCATAGGTTTCTGAATAAACTCTTTGCTCACATCTAAGTTGTTAGTGATGTCAACTACATTATCGTTATAATAAATATCTCGAGGCTCAATGACTAATAACCTATCATCAAGTTGATTTGGCTCAATATAGAGATTGAACATTTTAATCAATGCAGTTAAAAAGTCTTTAGCCTTTAATTCGGGAAGTGCGCTTGTCGGATTAACATTTGAACCCTCTGATAGTTCAGGTTTTGGTATGTCGTAAAATTCTGTTCCTGTTTTAATGATAATATTTAAGTCGCTTGCAGATAAAGGAATATTTGTAGTAAAAATTTTTATTAAATCTACATTTGTAATTCGCCAATAAACTTCTATTTCCTCCCCATCATAAAGCAATATATTATCACTTTGAAATACAAAAGATAAATCTTGACTTCTATTATCTGCAACCATATTAATAGATTGTGAAGTAATCATAGGTAAAACTCTTCCACTTGTAGTTCTTATGTGAATGTTCATAAGAAACCTAATATTATAACCACTTGGCAAAGTCACACTACTATTCAATTCTACATTGATGAATAACTTTAAAACAAAATTATAAGTTCCTCCTCTATTGGTTGGCACTACCCATGATGAGTGATTTGCTGCTACTCCTGCAGGGTCTGTATCTTGCACAGTGCGATTGAAGATTAACTTAACTATGTTGTTAGTTGCTGCACCTAAATTATTATCGCTCGTTCTATCAACTACAAATGTTCTATTTGCAACATCCAATTTTGTCAACCTCAAATCATTGCCACTTGCAGGAATTATCAACCGCTTAAAGTCT